CTGTTAACCACTATCTAACGGATGCCGATGCTTGGTTCTTGTGCACAGACGTACCTAACGGTCTGAAGCACTTCGTTCGTATGCCGATGGCAACATCGATGGACGGAGACTTCGACACGGGTAACGTCCGTTACAAGGCTCGTGAGCGTTATTCGTTTGGCTTCTCAGATCCATTAGGAGTTTTTGGATCGCCCGGAGCGTAATGAAAAAAGGGGGCCTAAAAACCCCCTTTTTTTGTTTAAACAGTTTAATATTTAGGTACTAGGATTTATTTAGCCCATACGACTGACCTAGCAGACGTTATAGAGACTTATGGGCAATGTGCTATAACACGAAAGGTTTATCATGGCTCAGACCACGTTCAGCGGCCCAGTGGCGTCGCAAAATGGCTTCATTGGTGGCACCGCTACCGATCCAATCGTAGTATCTACCGCTTCAAACGTATCCTCTTCTTACGTTACCGCTGAAAATACTACTGGCGATACACGGCTTTCTTATAACCGTTTGACCTTTACCACCACTGGTTCTGGTGAAACTGCTCGTTTTCTAACCCGAGTTACCGGTGCTAATGCCGCTACTGGTGGTACAGTTAACGGTGCTCACATCTCTTTATCTGTTAATGCCGGTGGTTCTATCTCTGGTGCAGGTAACGGACTACGTGTAACCCTTGGTGCTGCTGCCAGCGTAACGGTTGGTGGTACTGTTGCAGCATTGCAAGTTGATTCAGACGTTGACACTACTGCTACTTTGCCCGGAAACGCTTCGTTTATCCGTGTGACAAACAGTGGTTCAGGAACAATTACCAATCTGTTTAACTTGCCGGATGCAATGGTTCAGGCAATTGGTGCTACGTCTACTACTGCTACCCAAAAAATCCGTTTCGTTGATTCGGCTGGTGTTGCGTACTTCTTGTATGCAATCGAAGCCTAATGCAGATAACGAAAGAGTTTTTGCAATCGGAGATTAAGAAAATGGAAGAGCAACGGAATCACGCACATGACGTAGCCGTTGCCTCTCAAGCGGCTATCGACACCATGACGGCGTTGATAGACCGCCTTGATCTCCCCGAACAGAAAACGGAGAACTAAATGGGTATGCAATATGACGTAAAGTCAGCGCACGGTACCACTTCAGGAGTTCTAGTTAACTATCGTACTCGTTTAAAGGGTGCAATAATTTCTGCGAACTCTAGTGCGGCGGCTAGAAGCACTATATTTGCTAACAATGTGACACAAAGCGGAACATATAACATTCCGGGTAGCACTACTTGTACTGTAACCATTACAAATCACGGTTTAACGACAGGTGATCGGGTTTGGTTAAATTTTACAAGCGGTAATGGGGTAGATAACGTATATACGGTTACTGTTACCAACTCCAACGAATTTACTGTAACTACAGCAAGTTTAACTACCAGCGGTAACGTAACAATTTACGCAGATATTTTGTTAGAAGCAGATTCTTATAACGCAACAGCATTTAATGTGGTGATTCCGGGAGAAGGAATTCTGGCGCAAGACGGTATTTTTGTGGGCTTAGTAACAAATATCACAGCAACAATCTTCTACGGATGATCTATGGCTAAGACTCCTGCGTGGCAGCGCAAAGAAGGTAAGAACCCAAAAGGTGGGCTAAACGCTAAGGGGCGGGCATCGTACAACGCTGCTAACCCCGGTAAGCCCGGTTTGAAGGCTCCGCAACCCGAAGGCGGTTCACGCAAGAAGTCGTTTTGTGCCCGGATGACCGGTATGAAGAAGAAACTAACCAGCGCTAAAACCGCTAACGATCCAAACAGCCGTATCAACAAGAGCCTACGGGCGTGGAAGTGCTGATATGGAAATGATGCTTTGGAACACATTACTAACAGCGCTGATAGGCGTTTTAGCCTATATAGGCCATGAAAAGATATCTGAACTACAGCGCCTTAGTATTTTGATTAACCGAACCAGAGAAGAGGTGGCCCGTGATAACGTCACTCAAGCAGAAATGGACAAGTTTGTTGAACACATTGACCAACGCTTTAACAAACTTGAAGCAAAAATTGATCTCCTTATGCAAAAGGGGTAAGTGATGGCAAAACAGGATGATGTTTTTGTTAGCACCATTTACGGTGGGCCGCAAGATGAACAGAATCCTGCTGGCTATCAAGTTATGCGTCGCAAAGGTGACAAAGCAGAAAACGTCGGCAAAGAATTTAGTGTTACTGATCGTGAAAAAGCAGAGGAACTAGCAGATAAATATCGAAAAATGGGAACGATTCGTAAAAAAGTTCACGACGTAACAGGTATGAAATCTGGTGGTTATGTTCGCTCTGCTGACGGCTGTGCCAAGCGTGGAAAAACTCGTGGAAAGATGGTGTAAATCATGAAATCAGAGCGCACAAAGATGATCGAGGAGTCTAAGGTAGACCCCAACGAGGATTTTATGACTCGTGGCATCCGTGGTGCTATGCGTGGCGCAGCACTTGCTGGAAGCAAGGTTGGTGACTTTTTCAGCGCCGGGGCACAGGATTTAAAAGATAGTGCTCAAACTATAGGCGATGATATACATATGCTTTTGGGTACTCCTCGTGGGAAAATGAAGGAAGAGTATTTGCAGTACAAATACAACCGTCCGGCATATAACCGTGATCAAGCAGAGAAGGCCGCTGCGGCATCAGAATTAAAGCGTGAATCTCGTGGGATGAAAAAAGGTGGAAAAGTCAAAGTATCGTCTGCTTCTAAACGGGCTGATGGCATTGCTTCTCGTGGCAAAACCCGTGGAAGGATGGTCTAGCATGAATACCGGTCAAATCCTTGGTATTTTAGGGACTATGTTGTCTTCGCCTAAGCGCCCTCCCAAAGAGGAAAAGCCCAAAGAAGAGCCTAAAGAAGAAAAGTCTGAAGGCAAGAGATCTGGTGGGTATGTTAAATCCGCTGATGGTTGTGCAGTGCGGGGTAAAACTAAGGGAAGGATGGTGTGATATGGGATTTGGAAGCAAAACTGAAACAGTAGAGGCACAACCGGGCGGAGGTTCTTCTGGCGGTGGTGGTCATCTAAGTCAATTATTGAATAATATGATGGGCGCTGGAGTTGATATGTCTGGTGGTTCTTCCCCAAGCGAAGAAACAAAGAAAAAACTTCGTGAACTAGGAATCGAAGTTTATAAAAAAGGCGGTAAGGTAAAGTCTGCTTCTGCCCGGGCTGATGGCATAGCGATTCGGGGTAAGACTCGTGCCTAGCGTATCAGCCAAGCAAGAACGGTTCATGCAAGCGGTGGCTAATAACCCAAAGTTTGCAAAAAAGGTGGGCGTACCAACGTCCGTAGGTCGTGAATTTACGAAAGGAAAAGACATGAAAAAGATGGCTGCTGGTGGTATGCCGATGGTTATGAAAGATGGTAAAAAAATTCCCGCATTTGCGGCTGATGGCGAAGGTAAGATGGCTAAAGGTGGCATGGCTAAAATGAAAACAGGCACTTCTAGCGCCTCTAAGCGAGCAGACGGTATTGCTACAAAAGGCAAAACCAAGGGCAAACTTCTTGCCAAGGGTGGTATGACCAAAATGCGTAATGGCGGTAAATGTTAAATGAGACCAAGCCGGGGAATGGGGGCTATAAACCCCTCTAAGATGCCTAAGGCCAAGACGATCATCCGTAAGGATGATCCTAATCAGGTCACTATGTACGCTGAAGGCGGCAAGGTATCTAAGGTGAATGAGGCTGGTAATTACACCAAACCCGGGCTACGGAAGTCTATATTTGAACGTATCAAGGCTGGAAACAAGGGGGGTGCTCCGGGTCAATGGAGTGCCCGTAAGGCTCAAATGATGGCTATTCAGTACAAGAAAGCGGGCGGTGGCTACAAGGATTAGATTCCCTGTCTATGATTCCAATCAAAATGGAAACGTTTTTGAATGGTTGATTAGCACCGCTGAAGACTTTAGAAAGATTAGACAGAGGGAACGGAATGTCGAACTTGAAAAAGCCGCAGCAAAGTCTGAAGGCGTGGACTCAACAAAAGTGGAGAACTAAGAGTGGCAAACCTTCTACGCAAGGATCGCAGGCGACAGGGGAAAGATACCTCCCAAGTAGCGCCATCAAAGCGCTCTCCCCGCAAGAGTACGCCGCAACCACGAAAGCCAAGAGGGCCGGTAAAGCCGCAGGGAAGCAGTTTGTTCCTCAGCCTAAAGGGGTGGCTAAAAAAGTTGCTCCGCATAGGAAAATAAAATGACCACGGCTGGCACCAGTACCTTTAATTTAGACCTTAACAATATTGTTGAGGAGGCGTTTGAACGCTGTGGAAAAGAGGTAAGAACTGGTTACGATCTTCGGACGGCAAGACGCAGTTTAAACTTACTCACCGTTGAGTGGTCTAACCGTGGGGTAAACCTTTGGACTATAGAAAACGGGGAGATCCCCCTCGTAGCCAATCAGGCTTCCTACGAACTACCGGTAGACACGATTGACCTTCTTGAGCACGTAACCCGGACAGGCACTGGGACAAACCAAGCAGACCTGACAATCACCCGTATTAGTGTTTCTACCTATGCCACTATCCCAAATAAATTAGCAACTGGTCGCCCTATTCAGGTTTGGGTAGATCGTCAGTCGGGTGCTACCTACCCTCCCGGCGGCAGACCAGAAGGCACAAATACGACTACCGGGGTGGATCATCCTCAAATTTACGTCTGGCCTACCCCCGATCAGAGCAACTTTTACACGTTCGTATACTGGCGTATGCGACGGATTCAAGATGCCGGTAATGGCATTACGACACAGGATATCCCCTTTAGGTTTCTAAACTGCATGATTGCAGGGTTGGCGTATTACTTGGCAATTAAGATCGCACCTGATAGGGTTGCTGTACTAAAAGAGCAGTATGCTGAACAGTGGCAATATGCCTCTGAAGAGGATAGGGACAAGGCGGCTGTTCGTTTTGTTCCTAGAAGAATGTTTATTGAGTAATGGGAAATAAGTTTGCATCTGGAAAAAATGCGATTGCGATGTGTGATCGCTGTGGATTCCAGTACAAGTTAAAGCAGTTGAAGGGTTTGGTCATTAAGACCAAGAATGTGAACATATTAGTTTGCCCTTCTTGTTGGGAACCTGATCAGCCCCAGTTACAGTTGGGGATGTATCCGGTAGATGACCCACAGGCTTTAAGGAACCCACGTAATGATACTAGTTATTTGCAGGCCGGTTTAACAGGATTGCAGTTATTGGCTACTAACACTCCTGCGGTTAGTAGTGACGGCACTCCGTCAGGTGGTAGTAGGCAGATTCAATGGGGTTGGAACCCTGTGGGTCTTGGAAATTCTTTAGATTTGCCTATCCCAAATAATTTAATTGGGGCGGGTGAGACAGGCGTAGTAACAGTAACAATTACTTAAGGAGCACATATGAAACATTCAGATATATCAAAAGACAAGCCGATGATGGAAAAGGTGGCTAAGAAGGCCGTCAAAGGCCATGAGGTCAAGATGCACGGCGTTAAAAAAATGGCTAAGGGTGGCAAAACCAACCTTCAGATGAAACAATTAGGCCGTGGGCTGGCAAAAGTTGCCAACCAAAAGGTATCGTCTTTTACTTATAAAAACTCCGGAAGGGGTCGATAATGGCTAAGTACAGCGCAAAAATGATGGGGAAAGAAGTAGGCAGTGCTGAAGTTTATGCCGAACCTCACACTATGGATGGCAAATCAACCAATGTCCAAACTTATTCAGTTTATAAAACTGGAGCAGAAGAAATGGACAAAATGAATATGTCTAGTGGATTTGTTAGCAGAGGAAACTATGCGCCAATTAATCCTTATGGTGTTGGTGAAATGCGTGGTTATGGCGCTGCAACCAAAGGCCGCAAAATTAGCGGAAAAATGGGGTAAGTTGTGAATTACTCAACGCTGTTCCAGACCATTCAGGCGTATTGTGAAAATGACTTCCCGGACACGGTAGTCAACACAACGACGGCTACAACTGCATCTTTTCTTACAAAAGATCAGATTGACACGTTTATCCGTCAGGCGGAACAGAGGATCTATAACAGCGTTCAACTCCCGGTTTCAAGGGAGAATGTAACGGGTAACTGCACGGCTAATAACAGGTTTCTAACCACGCCTACTGACTGGCTGGCGACGTTTTCACTGGCTCGAATTGATACTAATGGGTCTCAAGAATACCTATTAAACAAAGACGTAGAGTACATTCGGGAGTCTTTTCCAAGCCCTACGGCTACAGGCGCTCCCACTCATTACGCTATTTTTGATGAGAATACGTTCATTTTAGGGCCAACACCCGATGCAGACTACAACATGGAGTTGCATTATTTTGCATATCCAGCCTCTATTGTGACTTCTGGAACGACTTGGCTTGGCACTAATGCTGATTCAGCCCTTCTTTATGGTTCATTACTTGAAGCATATGCCTTCATGAAGGGCGAGAAAGATGTTAACGACAACTATATTGCTCGTTACAATGAGGCACTTGCCACGTTGAAACAACTTGGTGAAGGCAAAGACCGTCAAGATATGTACAGAACCGAACAAGCGAGGTATCCAGTTAGATGAGCACTATGAGCGAAGTAGCCTTTCTTTTAGGGGGCGCAAATGTCAAGGTTCTTACAACGCAAGGCCGAGGGTTTACCCCAGAGGAAGTTGCAGAACGGGCTTTGGACAAGATTATTTCTGTAGGTTCGCAAACGCATCCTGCCATTCGTGATCAGGCAGAGGCGTTCAAAAATCAAATCCGTCAGGTTTTGGTGTTTTATATGAAGGAAGCCATTAAGTCGCACCATACGACGTTGGCTATCAAGTTCAGGAACGCAGGACATCCTGAGTTTATTAAACTTTTAGACGAGTAAAGGAGCCTAATATGGCTATCACCCAAGCAATGACCACCTCTTTCAAAGCGCAACTGCTTTTGGGAGTTCACGATTTTCGTCCGTCGGCTGATGCTGGCGCAGATGTTTTTAAACTTGCTCTGTACACATCCTCAGCAACTCTGGATGCAAACACGACTGCTTATACCGCTTCTAACGAAGTTGGTACTTCGGGTACTAACTATACGGCTGGTGGTCAGGCTTTGACCAACACAGGTGTAGGTACAACCAACATTAACGCCAATACTGGTACAGGCTTTACTGACTTTTCCGATGAGACCTTCACGAACGCCAACTTCACGGCTCGTGGTGCGCTGATTTATAACAGCACTCCTTCGGCAAACAGCAATGCTAATACCACGCTGACCAATGCATCGGTCTGTGCGTTGGACTTTGGTGCAGACAAAACGGCTTCGGACGGTGACTTCACCATCATCTTCCCAACCAATGATGCATCAAATGCGATTATTCGTATCGCCTAAGAGTCTTAGATGCCTGCTTGGGGCGAAGGTAGGTGGAGTCATGGCGAGTGGGGCGTTGGGCAGATTGATGTCAACGTCTTACTCGCTAGTGTCGTCACGACTGGGCAGGTAGGCAATGTAGCAGTAGCGATTGGACAATCTGTACCTGTAACCGGGTTAGTGGCTACGGGTGAGGTTGGAACGGTTGCGTTTAAACAGGTTGCAAATGTTTATGTAGTAGGGGTAGAAGGATCTGGGCAGACTGGCACCGCTACGGTTGTAGGTAGGGTCAATGTTTATCCTGTTGGTGTAGTTCGTTTTGCTTTGCTTGACCCAGTAGGAGTCGCTGCTGGTGCTGAGATTGAACCTGCTGGCTTTCAGGCTGAGGTTGAGTTAGGGCAAGAGTTTGTAACCGCTGGGGCAAATGTCCCTGTTACTGGTGTTCAAGGTAGTGGTGCAGTTGGACAGGTAGCGCAAAGTACTTCTTATTACGTTACCGGGGTTCAGGGTACCGGGCAGTTAGGGCAGGAAGAGGTAGACGCTGGGGCTAATGTATACCCAACTGGCGTTCATGGTGATGGGTTTGTTGGTACTGAAATAGTAAGGGCTGCGGCTAATGCCCCTGTGTTTGGGCTAACAGCCACCGGGCAGTTAGGTACTGTTGACGAGAGCCGGAAGGCTAATGTTTTTGTAACAGGTGTTGTTGGTACTGGGGTACTTGGGCAGGAAGATTCAGAGGGTGGGGCGCTTGTAAATGTTACGGGCGTGGTAGCCACGGGTATAGTTGGTCAGGTAACGCAACAGACTGGCTATCTTGTCTCCGGGCTTCAAGGTAACGGTGCAGTTGGACAGGTAACAGTAGTTGGTGCAGCAAATGTTTATTTATCGGGAGTCCAAGGGGTAGGAGTACTTGGAGAAGCCCGAACAGGACTTTTAGTATTTGTAACTGGGGTTGAAGCCACCGGTGCAGTTGGAAGCGTTAATGTAAGGATTTCTCTTAACATTCGGTTAACGGGTGTTCAGGCAACAG